AAATGGTTCTGTTAGTCCTACTTTAAGTTTAACTGAAGGTGAAATATATAGATTTGATCAATCCGATAGTACTAATGGCACTCACCCATTAAGATTTTCTACTACAGCAAATGGAACGCATGCAGGAGGATCAGAATATACAACTGGAGTAACTACAAATGGAACTCCAGGTTCTTCAGGTGCTTATACACAAATAGAAATAGCATCTGGTGCACCTACACTCTATTACTATTGCACTAACCATTCAGGTATGGGAGGTCAAATTAACACATGACATATTTAAATTTAATAATAAAAATATTATGAGCTGGACATATACAACATTAAAATCGGCTATACAAGATTACACAGAAAACACAGAATCAACTTTTGTAGCTGATTTAGCAATTATTATTCAACAAGCCGAAGATAGGATAGTAAAATCAGTTGAGCTACCTAATTTTAGAAAAAATGTAACAGGTTCTTTTACAAATGGTAATCAATATTTAACTGCACCTGATGATTATTTATATCCTTTTTCTTTAGCAGTATTAGATAGTAGTAATAATTATAGTTATTTAATTAGTACGGATGTAAGTTTTATAAGAGAAGCTTATCCTTCAGCAGCTTCAACAGGAGTTCCAAAACATTATGCTCAGTTTGATGATAATTCTTTTATAGTTGGTCCTAGTCCTAATGCTAATTTAAATGTTGAGTTACATTATTACTATATTCCTACATCTATATCTGTTTCAGCAGATGGTACAAGTTGGTTAGGAACAAATGCTCCTGAATTATTGCTTTATGCTAGCTTAATAGAAGCGTATACTTTTATGAAGGGCGAGCCAGATATTATGGCTAATTATGAAAAAAGATTTCAAGAAGCATTACAAAGACTTACTTTATTATCTGATGGATATAATCGTAAAGATGCTTATAGGGATGGTCAAAGAAAAATAGATGTCTAATGATCCTATAAACGAGCTAGAAGGCAAAAATATTGCAATTGTAGCTATGGGTCAAAGTCAGATAGATTTTCATCTCTCACAGGCACACAGCGTTGAATTTGACGAAGTTTGGGCAATCAATGCAATGATAGGAATTTTACCTAATATAGATAGAGCTTTTATATTAGACCCAATGAGTAGATTCCTAGATACTGAAGATGCTGGAAATATGACAGCCATGATGAGAAAACAACTGCCTTTGTGTAAATTTCCTATTTATACCTGTGAGTTAGATAAAAGAGTACCTAGTGCTATAGAATATCCTATAGAGTCAGTTATTCGCGATCTAAGCTGTGCTTACTTTAATAATACTATTCCATATGTAATAGCTTATGCTTTGTGGAATAAAGTAAACAAAATAAGTATTTTTGGTGTTGATTATACCTATAGAAGCAATATGCATTTTGCAGAAGCAGGTAGAGGATGTGTAGAATTTTGGTTATCTAAATGTATAGATGCTGGTGTGCAAATAGAAATAGCACCTAGATCAACTTTACTAGATACAGATGTTGGATTTGAAGAAAAACTTTATGGTTATCATAGATTAAATGATCCTAAAGTTGCATATCAAAATAGTTCAACTATGAGTGTTTGTAAGTTATCAGATATACAAATAGAAGAAAAACAAAAGCCTATTGGAATAATAGGTAGAAAAGATTTAAACTTATCTGAACCAGTAGAACCAAAGGAATATTAATGCAAACAGACAAATTTGAAATATCAATAGGCGACCTAAGTGTACAAACAACCGATAACAGAGGACATACTATTGAGGAAGTTGCAGAAATGGCAACAAATAAATTAATATCTATAAGTGATACTGCACCTATGGAAATTAAATCTCAAGCTCACGCTTTTAGAGATAGAACTAAATGGGTTATTGCATATTACATACAAGAAGGTATAAAAAATCATACTTGTACTATATGCAATGAATTAGAAAAACAAGGTCATAAAGACCTAGCAAATATAATAAGGAGACTTTAATGGCAATTACACAAGCAATGTGCACATCTTTCAAAAAAGAATTATTGGAAGCAAAGCATAATTTTTTAAATTCTGGAGGTAATGATTTTAAATTAGCTCTATATACATCAAGTGCTACTATGTCAGCAGCAACAACTGCTTATACAACCACTAATGAAGCAAGTGGTACTAATTACACAGCTAAAGGAGCTAGTTTAACTAGAGTTGATCCTTCAACTTCAGGTACAACAGCATTTACTGATTTTGCTGATTTAACTTTTGGTACAGCAACTATAACTGCTAGAGGGTGTATGATCTTTAATGACACCGCTTCAGGTGATCCTGCTGTAGCTGTATTTGATTTTGGTGGAGATAAAACATCAACTGCGGGAAGTTTTACTATTCAGTTTCCAGCAGCAGACGCAAGTAACGCAGTAATAAGAATAGCATAACTTTAAATGGCAGGTTGGGGTAGAAGTACTTGGGGTGCTGGTCCTTGGGGTCAGCCTGCTGTAGTTAATGTATCTGTAAGCCTTACAGGTGTTGCAGGAACTTCTGCGTTAGGTACAGAAACAGTAGTTTGTGATGCAAACGTAACTGAAACAGGTGTTACTTGTACAGGTGTACTTGGCTCTGTTGCAATATCGGCAGCAGCTAATGTTACAGAAACAGGTTTATCAGCAACAACTTCTTTAGGTTCAGTTAGTGTTTCCGCAGGAGCAACTATAACCGAAACAGGTATTGCAGCAACTACTTCATTAGGAGGTGTATCTGCATCTGGTCAAGGTGAAGTTTCACTAACAGGTTTGGCAGGAACAGGTGGGTTAGGTTCATTAACTCCTAAAGCAGATGCCAATGTTACAGAAACAGGTGTAGTAGGAACAACAGCTTTAGGTAATGTAATTACCGCAGGAGCTGCAATAACAGGTGTTTCGGGTGCTGCTTCTACAATATCTTTAGGTGATGAAACTGTAACTTGTGATGCAAATGTAGCTTGCACAGGAGTTTCATCTACAAGTGCTTTAGGAAGTATAAGTATAGTTAGTGAAAACTTTATTTCTGTTACAGGATTGGAGTCTACAGGAGCGGTAGGAACAGTAGTAATAAATGCACAAGGAATTGTGTCTTTAACAGGGGTAGAATCAGAAGGAAATGTAAGCAGATTACCTGTTTGGGGATTAGTAAATGATTCTCAAACAATAAATTATCAAGAAGTTTCTAAAACACAAACATCTTCTTGGGGTAGTGTAAATGATTCACAATCTCCTAATTGGAGTGATGTAGCATAATAATATATAATTTTTATAAGAGGAAAATAAATGGCAAGCTCATATGTAAACGACCTTAGACTCAATGAAATGGCGACAGGTGATGCGTCAGGAACTTGGGGCGATACGACAAATACAAATTTGGAGTTGATCGGAGAAGCTTTAGGCTTTGGAACTGAAGCAATAACCACCAACGCAGATACGCATACATCTACAGTAGCAGATGGAGCTACAGACCCAGTAAGGGCGATGTATGTTAAATATACAGGCACATTAGATTCAGCTTGTACAATCACTATTGGACCTAACACAATCAATAGGATGCAATTTATAGAGAACGGAACAAGTGGTTCTCAAAACATAATAATTTCACAAGGTTCTGGTGCAAACATAACTATACCTCCAGGGAATGTAAAAGCAGTTTACCTAGATGGTGCTGGCTCAGGTGCAGCAGTAACAGACGCTTTTGCTAGTTTAAGTGTTGGTGCTATAAATGATATAACCAGTAAAGCTTTTGGTACAAGCTCCATAATGATTGGGGATACGACTACAGGAACTATTGATGCTGCTAACTATAATACAGGTTTAGGTGTAGATGTCTTTGCAGCACTTACTTCAGGTGATAATAATGTAGCTATTGGTACAGGTGCTTTAACATCCAACACTACAGGAGCAGCTAACACAGTATCTGGAACATATGCTGCCTATAGTAATACAACAGGAGGAAACAATACTGCTAGTGGCTTTAGAGCTTTCCAAGACAATACAACAGGTAGCAGTAATGTCGCTATAGGTGCGTATGCTTTAGACGATAATACCACAGCAGATAACAATACAGCCGTTGGTTACGCATCTTTAGGAGCAAACACTACAGGTGCAGATAACACATCAGTTGGTTTTCAAGCGGCAGCTAGTAACACGACAGGAACTAGAAATGTTGTGATGGGTAAAAATGCTTATTACACAGCTACTACTGGTGACGATAATGTTGCTATAGGTGAAGGTACTATGTATTACAACACCACAGGAAGTGATAACACAGCAGTAGGCAGAAGTGCTTTACAAGGAAATACCACCGCTTCAAACAATACAGCAGTTGGCAATCTTGCTTTAACAGCAAACACTACAGGAACAAAAAATGTAGCAGTAGGTTCTTTAGCCTTAGACGCTAATACTGTAGGTGGAGAAAATGTAGCAATAGGTTATGATGCCTTAACAACAGATACACAAGGCTCA